TAGAGTTAATTCGTTCTTACACCACTTCCAGAATTCAGTATCTGTTCTGTTTGTAAAATAATGTAACTGGATAAAGTCTACAATATTCTTGGCGATAATTTCCATATCGTGATTATACTTGTTAGAAGTTAGCTCTTCACCTTTAGAGTAAAAGAATAAGGATGGTACTAACATAAAACATTGTTGTATCGTAGTGCCAATACTAGATGCTTCTAACGGTTCGACAAATATTCCGCTAAGTCCAATAGATACACAGTTCTTCATCCAGAACTTATCCACATAGCCTGCACCAAACTTTACTTTACGACCTACTTCAATATTATTAGTAATACCTAATTTCTCGTAGTATTCAGATACCTCGTCATATGCTTGTGTTTCATTAATAAAGCTATCACAAAATACATAACCGTTACCGTACCGCTCTTGAGTTGGAATACGCCATACCCATCCGCTGCCTAGTGCAGTTGACTCAGTGTAGGACGGAATGTCTTCAGTGTATCCTGTAGGAAACGCAATAGCACTGTTCATAGGCAACTGGTCAGTACAGTCTATCCACTTAGCTCCTAACTTAGATGCAATAACTCTGCGGAATCCACTACAGTCAATATAGAAGTCGTACTGGTGAGTTTCGCCAGTCTTATCAATTAGTGAATTAACATAGCCTTGTTCGTCTAGCAATACTTCGTTGACTTCAGTGTCAACGATTACAATGTTTCGTTCTCTACATAGACGGTGCAAGTAATCATTAAGTTTAAAAGTGTCAAAGTGATACTGGCTTAAGATATCGTGCAAAGGTTCCACATGTTTACTTTCTTGAGATAGTCCCCATGCAGTATCTAACGGATCCCAGTTCTCTCCGACCATTCTAATCCAAGTATGCGGCAAGCCGTTTTCTTTGGCGTGTCCGCCGTATTGTTCACTTAGACTGTGGAAGTAATGCGAGCCATCGCCTTGCCAGTTGGTAAACTTAATACCCATTTTAAAAGTAGCGCCAGCTTCTCTAATTAGATCAGGTACGCTTATGCCCACATGGTTAATAAACTTTTTCCAATGCTCTGTGCTGCCTTCACCTACACCAATGATGCCTAGTTGACTAGATTCAATCATAGTGATTTTAAGATTAGGCCATGCTTTTCTCATTATCAAGGCAGACACTAGACCACTAGTTCCACCTCCTAAAATACATAATGAATCTATCATAGATTATATCCTTTTGTTCGGTCCTTAATAATATCTACTGCTTGTCTGCAAGTGTAAAATGTATCAGTTTCTAATGTTGGCACACTTGCAACTTGTGCAACTGATGCTCGAGTTAAATGACTATGTAACGCATCGTAACATTTCTTAACATTAGGAGCATCAAACATTCTAAGCCCGTGCATCACTTGAACCCAATTTAGAATATCATAGATGTTGTAATTGTTCACAGGCAGTGCTAACTGATTAATAAAGTTCTTTTTAAAAATTTCTAAATGCTCTGCATTAAAGTCAGTCATTTTTAAATTGGTCTTGCACCACTTCCAGAATTCCGAATCGTTGCGTTCTGTAAAGTAGTGCAGTTGAATAAAGTCTAAGATGTTAAACATAACTTCATCAAAGATTTTATTGTATTGCTTTGCGGTAACTGTGTCGTTACGATCCCATGTTGACAACGCACCTGCTAAGACTCTTACTTGTTGTACAGTGGTAGAAATACTGCTAGCTTCTAACGGTTCAACAAAGCTACTGCTCAGTCCAATACTAACACAGTTCTTAATCCAAAAGCGATCAATCTTCCCTGAAACAAAATTTACCTTGCGTCCAATGTTAATCGCATCTGGAAATAACTGCTGTATTTCGTCAAGTGCTTGAGTTTCGGAAATAAATTGATCACTGAACACATATCCGTTACCAAATCGATCTTGTACTGGACTACGCCAATGCCAACCACTGCTTAACGCTTTGGCTAATGTATATGGTGGCAACTCTGCTTGATATGAACTAGGAAATGCTATTGCACTGTTCATAGGTAAGTGCGCAGACCAGTCAACCCAAGTTGATCCTAGCTTGCTACTGATTAATCTACGAAACCCGCTACTGTCTACAAAGAAATCTGCAGAGTATTTTACATTGTCTTTATCTACAATAGATTCAACAAAGCCTTCACTGTCAATAATTGCATCAACAATTTCAGCATCAATAACTGTAATGTTTCGTTCTGAACATTTTCTTAAAAATAAACTGTTTAGCTTTTCGCTGTCAAAGTGGAATTGTGAAAAGTTCTCAGCAGCCGGAACGAGCCCACTCATTGCTAAATCCCAGTGTAGCTCTTCTGTGCCTACACCTTCACTGATCATTCGCATCATGGTATATGGAGTGCCAGTATAAGTATCCATGTGAATTAGATATTCAGGCAAGCTGTGATAGTAACTTGTGCCGTCGCCGTGCCAGTCTTCAAATTTAATACCAGCTTTAAGTGTAGCACCAGCTTCTCTAATAATTTCCCAACTTTCAATACCTGTTGCTTTAGCAAAGATATCCCAGTGCTCAGTACTGCCTTCTCCGACCCCAATAGTTCCAATCTTATTAGACTTAACTACGGTGATGTTTAGACTAGGCAATGATGCTCTTAAGTATAATGCTGACATCAAGCCAGCATTGCCACCACCTAACACAATTAAATTCTTTGTCATATTAAATCTACAATGTCAAATACTGTTTGGAGTTTAGTGCGAATAGTTTTGTTGTTAAAACTATTTCGTAATCCTTGATGCAAGGGTTTTGGAGCCCAATCTATTGTAGTCCATGCCCATGCACAATGCTCTTCGCTAAGTGTGGGTACAAACTCTTTTTCAACTACGCACAAGTAGGTATGAAAATTAAACACAGTATCGTTAGATACAAATGTTTCGATTGGTAGAGTCTTAATGATATCCGGAGTGAACCCAATTTCTTCAACCATTTCACGTTGAAGGCCTTGCCATGGGTTTTCGTTTTGTAGGTTTGTGCCGCCTACAAGACCCCATGTGCCTTGATGTTTACCTCTGGATTTTTGTACTAGTAGAAACCTGCGTGTGGACTTAGCGTAGATCAATGCTCCGCTACAAACAATCTTATCCGTTACAGTTCTAGTCTCCATGTGCCCGCTTTATATTCACCTTCGAAGCTCTTAACCCATGAAACGCCGTTCCACTTGTATTGAACCTCAGTGTACTTATTCGTCTGATAGACGATAACAGAGTCTTTCTGAGCGGCTTCAAAAATAACATGCCACTGCGCCCCGTCCCACTCAATGATATCGTTAGCTTTGGCAATAAAGTCAACACCGAGTGTAGATTTCCATGCATCAGCACCGTCCGCATTGCCAGCATCGCCGATGTCTTCTACAAGCAAATAGCGTATACCAGCAACTAGTGTTGGTAGTTTTGCATCTGTTGGTGTAATAGTTTGCGGGTTAATAATAGCATCAAATGTACCTGGATCAGTAGGCCAACGATAGCTACTAGGCCCGTCGTACAGTGGTACTGCATTTGGGTCGTAGTCTAGATACTCAATATATCCATTACTGTCTATGCCGTTGTTAACAGGATAAGTTGCTTCATCCCAATTTACAGATAATAGAGTGTTGTCTAAGGCGTTGATAGTAATACGGCCCATAACTTCAGTACCGTTACTCTGTACTAAGAATATTTGGCTTGATCCGGCAAAGTATTGCCCCGGGTATTGTGCAAATAATTCATCCCAGTTGCGAGGGGTACCTTGTCTAATTGGAATTTCTAATCCTACAGAATTACCTGATGCTACGGCATTTTCACCGGCATTCATAATTACAGCAGAACCGCCGTGTACTAATAGACCAAAGTCACCAATAGTTACACGCTCTCTAGTCAGCACTCCACTCATAGTAGTTGTGCCGCCGTTGCTAGAGTCGTATCCTAATCCATCAACACCGGTCCACGATTGGTCAGATGTTTGGAACACACTAGTGATAATGTTAGTAACAACACCAAGGTGTTTAACTTTAACAGGCGGACTCAACCATACTGGAGTTTCAAATGTTAATGTAGCAATATCAATTGGAGTTTCTGCACCCACTGGCACACTACGACTGCTCCATGTTACATCGTTTAAATCTAATACAGTTAAACTAGTCCAGTCAATATAATTGTCACTAGTTTGTAATTCTAAACTTGGATTGAATAATACTAAAATTTGTTCAAGTAATTGTAACTTTTGATCAGTGTTTGCCGCCCAGATATCGCACTTCATTGTAAGTTTAAACGGAGTTGGCATTAAACGTTCAACTGTATAGTTCTTACCTTGTGCGCCTGTATACTCGCCGTTGAGTATTTCACGTTCTCTAATGTGTAACTTGCCAACGTGTGTAGCATCACCTAGACGTGAACGATCTAAGGCAAAACTTGATACGTATACTGCCATGCGCGGAGTAGAGTTAATAGTGTTTTCACTGTTGCCTCTCATGATGCTAGCAACTTGTCTATCAGCATCACCGTACATCACTGGTACACGCACTAGGGTGCCGTCACCATACTTAACTACAAAGTTACTCAATGCACGAATAGTTTGTGTTAGGTAACGTCTTATTTGACCGTCGTAAAAATGTTGCATTATAGATCCGCCTGTGGTTTAAGTGCCTTGCTAAGACTTTGTCTTTCTGGTACTTGCTCGCCACCAATTGTGTTAACGTTGGTATTGTTAATGAAGCCCATACGTTGTGTATTTCTAATAAGTTTCCATTTGGTTGTATCACTGTTAGGTAATACTCCAGTGCTGGCCACCGCCGCAATATATTGTAAGCCACCGTAGTCAACTAGATCGTTAACAGCATAAGCAGTAGCATCAGAATACAATCCACGTGGTGTAGTAATACCTTGGTTGTAACTGTAATTGCTTAGTGACATTCTAATGTTGTCTTCAATTTTGATCCAACGTGTGCCATCAAACTTAAACAGTCTGTTAGGCAAGAAGTCAGTACGTAAGAAGTAATCGTCGGTTGCCGGCACTGATGGAAATTGTATCCCATGGCCAAAGGCTGCTCCATTGTTAGGAATACCATCACCTAATAAGTAACCGCTGTAACCACTACGATCAGGAACTGAGTTCATAGACGCAGCCGTGACGTTCAAGCCACCTGCACTTGCATCTAATGTAGCTTGGTCAGCAGTTTGAAGCAATGTACGACCTTGTTCGTCAACGGCAAGCGTGTAGAAGTGTTGTGTTTCGTATCCACTTTGCGGCGTATCAAGTTCTGCTTGTCCAATGATAGCATCGTTAATTTGTAATTCTTTATTGTGAGTACTGAGAATTTCACGTAAAGTTTTATCGCTCTCAGTACCGTCAGACAATGTTGCTGGCTTATCAAGTATGTCAGCAAATTGTTGATTGTCTGTAATCTTTCTTAATTTTAATCTGTATAGATGTGGATACCACGTAGCACTAAATCCTTCACTAGCACGACCTACATCTTCAATAACATAGTATCGTGGCAAGCTAACATCAAAGTCGTTAAGTGCAAAGTCATCACGCAAGTGAGGCAGCTCTATAACGTCGCCGCTAATAGGCTTGCGCCCAATGTATTTGATAAAATCATTAATATGCACAGTCATAAACAACGTGTCGTTGTCGATGAATAATCCAAACTGACTTAGGTTAAAGTCGATGTTTTGTACATTATACAAGCCACGTATTCTGTAAATTTCCTCATCATACTTTCGATCTCGATTTTCTAAAAATAGCAAATCTTGTATGTTTGCTACATTGTATAAATCGTCTCCGTTGTCGTCTTTGTATTGAGGTTGCTCAATAGTAGCTTCAGCATCAGAAGGGCTTTTAGGGCCCATGTATTTGTGCAGGTACACATCTGTACCGCCAACCTGAAACATCTCAGATATCTGGCGATCTATGAATTTGTAGTCCTGCCCTCGTTCGGGTTTGTATAAGGATAATCGTGGCATAACAATATTTATCGCCGCATAAATATACATGGAGAACTAAAAATGGCGGATCCTACATCAACAATTGAAAGAAACAAGGTATTTGAATACGTTCGTACCATGCTGGGCGACGGCATGGTTGAGGTAGAACTAGATCCCAAGCATTACGAAATTGCGTTAACTCGTGCGATTGCACGTTTTAGACAGCGAAGTAGCAACAGCGTAGAAGAAAGCTACATGTTCCTCGAGCTAATTAAGGATCAAAACGAGTATCGTTTACCTGATGAAGTAGTGGAAGTTCAAAGCATTTTTAGAAGAGCAATTGGTAGTAGAAGTGGTTTGGGTGCAGGCGGAACATTGTTCGAGCCGTTCAACTTGGCGTACACAAACACCTACTTACTATCGGGTAGCATGATGGGCGGCCTAGCAACTTACGAGCTATTTGCCGGCTATCAAAAGCTAGTAGGACGTATGTTTGGTAGCTACATTGAATTTAAATGGAAGCCACAAAGCCACGTTTTAACAATCCTACAACGCCCGTTCGCTGAAGGCGAACAAGTGCTATTACGCACACACAATCACCGTCCGGATTTTGTATTGCTAACTGATATCTATGCCCAGCAATGGTTATACGATTACACCCTAGCTACATGTAAAATGATGCTAGGTGAAGCACGTAGCAAGTTTGGGTCAATCGCGGGCCCGGGCAGTTCAATTACACTTAACGGTAACGACTTAAAGTCTGCTGGTAAAGAAGAGATTGAAAAGCTAGAAAAAGAAATTGGCGACATGGTGCCCGGCGGAACTCCGCTAACATTTATTATTGGCTAACAAATAATTTGCTCTTGTAATAAAACTGTTATATACTAGTACTTCCTTAGGAGACTACTATGATTATAGGTGTATGCGGTTTTATTGGTTCGGGCAAGGATACAGTTGCCGATTATCTAACTAACTTCCATGAATTCCGACGAGAAAGTTTCGCTAACACCTTAAAAGACGCAGTAGCACAAGTGTTTGGCTGGGACAGAACAATGTTAGAAGGGCGCACAAAGCAAGCCCGTGAATGGCGAGAACAGGTAGATCCTTGGTGGGCAGAACGTTTAAAAATGCCCAACTTAACTCCTAGACTAATGCTTCAGCTATGGGGCACAGAAGTATGCC